TCAATTACTTCCGGGAGTTTGTCTGGGTTTGTAATCTCGTCACAGTCTGAGCAAATAAAAATATCCTCATCATCCATAAGATGTAGACCGACACCAAGCGCATCTCGCTGACCCCTTTCACGAATCCAGGGATCAGAAGCCTCCTCCATAGAAGGAAGCTCGACGTGCATAACTTGGATTTTCTCTTCCGGGAGCCCTAGCTCTCGAATAGTTTCTAAACAGGTAAAGGGCTTCAGCTCACCAGTTGCGTGAGTCCTGTTGGCATCAGTGATAAGAAACCCGTCAACGTGGTCTTCAAGAGTCCGAATACGGAGCTCAAGAAGTTCACGCTCATTAAAATATGTAAAGCAATCTAAGAGCACAGTGAGCTTTAAAAGGTCTCACTATATTAACTCAATCTCGCTCTTGCAGGTACTTTGCGACTTTGTGTTTTGCCCTCATGAGAGAGTTGCCATTTGCTTGATCAAGCACAGTCCCACCATCTGGGGCCATTCCGGTGTACTGATCATTCGGGGGCGCCGGAGCTTGAGGTTCTGGTGAGTAGCGGTAATCAGTTTCTTCATCCGCCACGCCTTCGGCAAAAGCATTGGAGGAAGGTTGGTTTGCGCGGCGCTGCTCGTCTGCAGCACGCATATTCATTTGATATGCCTTAGCAAAACCAAATGCAGCCTGAGTGTAAGGATCCATCAGTAAAGAACGAATACGCCTTCAACAGTCCCGCTGATAAGAGCAGTACAAGCAATAGGAATAAGGGTATTACCCTCTAAGTTAATAGCAGACGCGTGCTGACCCGGAGCATCGGAAAGCTCGACAGTCAAGTAATCTTTGCTCGATGTTGCTTTTGCCTCGATAAAGATCGCACGGCAGGTGGGAAAGTTTTTACGACCAGCAGCGGGAGCCCAACCAAAGCCACTTGCATAAGGCAACACTGAAGTCTGCCCATATACAGAGCCGAAGGCGCGGATATCCATATAAAAGAACTGTTTCGTCTATCTTAACTCGCCGTGGGATTCTTTTCCAAGTAGGAGATAAGGCGATCCAGATACCACCGAGCTTTCTTGAGGTCTTCAGTGCCGTTTTTAAACTTCTCTCGGGATACGTACTTGAGAACGTTCATCTTGCATCCGCCGCAAAACTCTTCAGGAGTCAGGCAGGACTCCATATAGTCGATAGTTTCTATAGTTCCCTGTGTGTAGTGATTAGGGTGGTTAACCGAGTCGTTCATTCTTTGAAGAGGAGGTAAGCCGAGGTCAGATAGGGTCTTCAATTTAATTGAATCAACACGAAGCATAACCGAACATTTCCGTGACATCCAGGACAGACCCTAGCTTGTCTTCTAGTTCCTTACTGTACTTAGTGTCACAGTGCTCAACTAGGCCGCAAGAGGCGATCTGTACTTTGTCGTGATTTTTCACGATAGGTACAACCCGACGATGCTCCTGTCCAGGCAGTAGGTTTTCGAACGCAAGGCCCATAGAACTTCTGTCAGCCAGCGGCCAGCAACGAAACTGGGTAAGTTCAAAACTTTTTAAAGGATCAGAACTAATAGAAGCTATGTATTCCTCCGCCATGTCCTGATCCAAAATCATCATCCCCATATAAGGGTTACCTAAAGAAACAAATCCGACAAAGTCGTCTAAGGGTGTCAAATAAGACTCAACACGATAAGGACGTTCTCCCCAAACATCGCGCGTCAATCCATTGAGCTGCCAAACACGATGGTTATCAAAAGGCACTCGTCTAGGCCCGTAGACCTCGTAACGACAGAACCCAGGTTCAAGGTTCAAAGCTTTTAACTTGTCTTTATATAAGAACCAGTAGAGAAAGTTGTCATTAGAGAAGACCATATCGTTTTCTGTATACACATAGAAGTCGTAATACTTATTTCTAACTGCTTCACGTAATAAATCTTTATGCGCCCAAGTGAGAGAAAAACCCTCAAAACGCTCAGAAGCAACTATTAAGTTAAGAGCATTGAGAGCTACATTCGGTTCTAATAAATCCTTTAATACAGCTGCATCCGCTCCATGCGCAGAGTCAATATAGATAAATACATCCTTCTCGCCAGGTAAGCTTTCATAACCGCGAAGGGTTTTCAAGAGAACATCAAAACGCGAGAGCGGGTCGTGCGCGGTTACGAAAATTAAGAATTTAAAGTCCTGCATCAGTACTCCATCTCAAAATTACCGCGACGCTGCAAGAAGCACACTAGGTGTGTGTAAGCGTCTAAAAGATCGTCGTGAGACGTCGCACCAATATTAATGAGCTGATCGAACAGCGCATCGAACTTTCGATATCGATTAAAAACTACTCTCTTATTCTCAAGAAGGCCCAGAGTACCTCTGAACCTAGCGATCTTATCTCCACGGAAACCTTTGACCTCGTGGATATGAAGGTTCCCTAAACCCCACTCATTAAGCATGACCCTTCGTAAATCTGCAGCAAGAGAAGCTTGGTAAGCAACAGATTCAACCACTAGAGAACAGGTGGAGTAAGTAGGGAAGTACTTACCCTCCGTATCCTCTTGAAGAATTCCCCACTCCACGAGCATTTTGCACAGCAGATCTATCTTTTCCAGATTTCCTATGGAGCGCACCTGGTGCGCGTCAATAATATAGTACTTATCTTTTAATCTACCGCCTAACACAAAGGCAGTGTAATCAGAGGTTTCGTTTTTGCTAGCCGATAGGTCGATACCTACAGCGAGACTATCGAATTCTGTAACAACATCACCCTTAACGAGTAAATCTGGTGAAAGGACCAGATCAGATGTCATAACAGGCTGTTGCTGGTACTGGAATGCAAACGCAACAGGATCAAGTTCTTTCTGTCCGAGCAAATAATCGACGGACCACTGCTCAGGCCAATAACTGACTGGCTCTCCGTCATCGTCATAAGTAAGAGCTTCCTGCTGTACTTGCTTCCACCCTTTATCGGGAACAAACATCGTTTTATGTATGTCTAACGGGTGGAACCGGGTTCCCAGGCAGATAGCACGACCCCCTTCAAAAATAATCGGCGCGATAACCGAGCTCCAGTTATTATTCATCTCTTCTCTAATAGTAGGGTTTTTAATGTCAGTGCTGGACTTGATAGGGTCATCCACAATAACAAGGTGTGCACGCTTAGACGTAATAGAGCCTCTAAGACCAGCGGCCCTCAGAGTAAATTCTTCGTCGCCCACACGGCTAATCCCTGCGTAATCAAAATCGATACTCCAACCAATATCAGACTGCATACCAGAGCGCAGTTGAACTTTTGGAAAAATCTTCCGATACGTTGAGGAGTCGATGATCTGCTTAATAATTCGACTTTTCGGTATGGCCGTGGCGATGTTGTAAGAACAGTAAATAATCTGAAGAGGTAAGCCTGCTGTTGTATGTCGACCAATAATCCAAGCAGTAAACATGTTGAGCACAGTGCTCTTAGCGCTACCGCGAGGAGCCAAAATATCTAGATTAGGTCCAGCAATATCCAATAAGTACCTATTGCTTTCACCTGTAATCAAGTGCTTGTGCCACTCCAGCATGTGTGTAGCTGGAGCTTTATCCATAATCGTACAGAATGTATGGAAATCATCTGCAGCTCTTAAAAAGATATTATCGATAGCAGAGCTCTCAGAATCTATAGCCTTAGCTGCTCTTAATTTAAGTGCACGACGGTACGCAAAAGTTTCTCTACTTGGCATGTTTCTCTAAAAAGTGTCTGTATACTGTTAGCAAGATTCTACCGCCAAATGGCAAAAATTCTTTGGTACGGCGACATTCTTTCTAACACAGGTTTCGCTAGAGTATCACATAGTATTTTAGAGCATCTGGCTCGCACAAACGAGGTTGTAGCTTTCGGGATCAACTACACAGGAGATCCCCACGATTTACCTTTTAGGGTCTACCCCGCTGGGACAGTAAATCCTTCAGATCGCTTTGGTATCGGCAGGCTTCCGCAGGTAATCGAAAAGGAAAAACCAGATTTCGTTATTTGCTTAAACGACATTTGGATCGTCAACCAAGTGTGGGAAAGGATTCACCTACTCAAAGACTCGATTAAATTTAAATTTATAGCTTACTTCCCTGTCGATTCTGAGTACTACGTGAGCTCTATGCTCTCGTATATCAGTGACTGGGACTTTGCCATTACGTTCTCGATTGAGCAGGCTCAGCGACTGATGGCACAAGGCGCTAGACCGAAACTGCTGGGGGTGGTACCTCACGGCTTAGATGAGGGCAAGTTCTTCCCGATTGATCAAAACGAAGCGCGTCGAATGCTTCGTTTGCCTGAAGATAAATTTATTGTTCTTAACGCGAACAGAAACCAGCCGCGTAAACAGATAGATCTCACGATTAAGGCTTTTGCTGAATTTGCAGTTGATAAACCAGATACTCTTTTGTACCTCCATATGAGCGAAAAAGATCTCGGCTGGGATGTGCGAGCTTTATTTGATACTGAGATGAAGAGAAGAAATCTTCAGTCTGACAACCGTCTAGTTATGACAACGAGTAATATCGATTACATCAACGCACCGCCTGATGAACTTTTAAATAAGATTTATAACGCCTGCGATGTAGGTATCAACACCGCAAATGGAGAGGGCTGGGGATTAGTTTCTTTTGAGCACGCTTCTTGTAGAAAACCTCTTGTCCTTCCCAACCACACGTCGTTCTCTGATATCTGGAAGAACAGCGCGTTGCTAGCAAATGTCGCAGCGTGGATTTACGACAAAGATTTGAGTGTTGAAAGAGGAATCGTTGATGTGAGCGATGCTGCTTTAAAACTTACTGAACTTTACGAAGACAAGACATATAGAGAGCGCGTGGCCGAGAAGTGTTACCAAGTTACGCAAAATCCCGCTTATCGCTGGGACCGGATTTCTGAAGCATTTAACAAGGCCATGGAGGAACTCAGCAAGTGACTCAATTTCATCGCTACCGCACCTACAACAATCGAGTTGTACAACGTGCTTTCGCCCCGACAAAATCAGGATTTCCGTCTGTCTTCGATCAAGCCTGTGACATTGGAGGGACGTTTACTCGCATAACCTCCGGACTACCTGAAAAAAGCTTCGCTAATTTCAGTCCCTGTGTGGTTAGTCACAGGGGATCAACATTGATCGCGTGGAGATCTCAGCCTGAGCATTTTGTTTTCAGGCACGATATGAAATACTTTTACTACAACAACACGCCGACAGATATTTGGATCGGTCAGCTTTTAGCTGACGACACAATTATTGCTCCAAGAAAACTTATCGACAAGAAACACCGGCTCAGCTATGAAGATCCGAGAATCTTTATTTCTCCGGACGACAGCTTGCTCTGTCAGTTTGTAACCAGCACATACGCGACTAAATGGGATAAGACTAATCACAAGATGATTAAGTCTCCCAAAGTCTGTACTGGTGTCGTTAACGAGTTTGGTTTACTCGAAGATAAGTTCTACCCTCCTATCGGAGATAATCACACTCCGGACAAGGCTGAAAAGAACTGGTGTTTCTTCTCGGATCGAGATTCTTTGCGTCTGTTGTACTCGACGCAACCCATTGTGATTAAAACTCCTGGCGAACAGGACAAGGTAATTGATGCCAGTTGTCTGAAAAGAGTTACAGGCGACCATCCGACTTTCAACTCGACTGCGCCGATCCTCGTTGAAGACGAATGGCTGGTGTTTTATCACTGGAAGTTTATGTGCCACGAGCTCGATAAACGCCCCTATCTGATGTACTCGTTGGGTGCGTATTGTCTGGATAAAGATCTGACAAAGATCACGCGCATGATGCACGAACCTCTATTTGTCGGTTCAACTAATGATCACTTGGTCACTTGGACAGATGCCGTTGGTAACGATATCTCAAATCAACCAGCCTGCATTCTCCCCTTTGGTTGTTTTGAAGATGACGATGAGCTCGTCATGTCACTAGGTGTTAATGACTATTTTATGGGTGTTTTTAGGACTCCTGTGCTTAACGTGTTATCTTTAATGGAGCCCGTCGAATAAGGGGTTCTCTAACACCCCTAATATTCTTAGAAGCCAAGTCGGGTCAGAAGGTAGGTCTCGATCTACCTTCG